GATGCAGGTAAAAGATTTGCCGCTGTTGCTGATGCTAAGATAGCAGATTCTAATAATGCTAATCCTGTAGGGACTACAATGGCAATGATTGAACAAGGCACAAAAGTAATGAGTGCAATTCACAAACGATGTCATTACGCACAAAAAACTGAATTTAAATTACTAGCTAGAATATTTCAATTATATTTGCCTCCGGAATATCCTTACAACATTCCAGGTGGACAAAGATTTATTAAACAAACAGATTTTGATAATCGTGTCGATATCATACCTGTATCAGATCCTAGTATTTTTTCTATGTCACAAAGAATACAAATGGCTCAAGCTCAATTACAATTAGCACAAACTAACCCACAAATTCACAATACTTATGAGGCTTATAGAAGAATGTATCAAGCACTTGGTATACAAAACATTGATGCAATTTTGCCTCCACCAGCAAGACCAATGCCAAAAGATCCTGTAATAGAAAATGCTGAACTTCTTAACAAGAAAGTTGCAAAAGCTTTTCCAGATCAAGATCATGTAGCTCACATTGAAACGCATAGGGCATTCATGTCTTCTGTTTTAGTTAGAACAATGCCGGACGTTTTAGTTAATATTACTTCTCATGTTTTGGAACATGTGTCACAACTCTCTGTTAAAAATGTTATGGAAAAAAATAGAGAAAAATTAGAACAACTTGCAAATCAATTCGGGGGTCAAGTTCCTGATGTTGTGCAAATACAAATTAACAATTTAATACAAGAACAAATAGCTCAAGTGCAATCTGAGATTATGGGCCAACTAGTTGCAGAAGAGCAAGAATACCTAGAGGGAGGTAAAGGATCTGATCCATTAGTTGATTTAAAGAAAGAAGAAATAGATATAGAAAGACAAAGAGTGATGGCTGACGCAATGGCTAAACAAGCTAAAACTGAGCTAGACATGGCAAAGCTTGAACAGAAATCTATGATAGACGCAGCTAAGTTGCAACAAACTGCTCAACTAGCTGCACAAAGAAACAACATACAAATGCAAAAATTAAATGCCGCTCAAAGAAGGTAAATCACAAAAAACAATATCCAAGAACATTAAGATGTTAAAAAAAGAGGGTAAGCCAATGAAACAGGCTGTTGCTATAGCATTATCTAAAGCTGGTAAGAAAAAAAAGAAACGAAAAAGAAGTTGATAAATATCAAATTGTGTCCATAATAACTATATGGAAGCACCGCAAATAAATAAAATTGTTGACGATCTAATAACTTATGCTTTTCAGGACAGTTTTTCTGAGGAGGAGAGAATGGTTGTTGCATCTTTATTTATGACTGCCGCTCAAATGATCTATTTACAAACAATGGGCGAAAGTGGTAAGAAGGCTTTTGAGAATGACAAAGATAACATACTCAAAGAAAGAAAACCAACGTTACACTAAGAGGTCTTATGAAATTTAAACAAGCAAAAATGGAAACTGTAAAGTCTACAAATCCTTTTCCTAATCCTGCCGTTGCAGATACAGCAGCTGTTACTATGCCAGCGTATGTTGTAAAAGATAACAAAGGTCCAGGTCCAAAAGGGCAGACTAGCAGGCAACAAATCAAAAAAGTTGCATTTAAGGGCGTAAAGTAATAAAACCCTCATAACAAGGAGGTTTCTATGAAACTTTTAACAGATCTATGGGATCATTTGAAAGAATGGTCTGATTGGAGCATGAAAGACTGGATTAAAGCTGGAATTGTGGCTATAATCGTAATCATATTAATTGGAGCAATATAAAAAGAATTTATGGTATGGCAATTACTAGCAAAACCACTTCTTGGCGTCGTCGCTGATGGCGTCAAGGGTTTTGTCGAAACAAAAAAAGCAAAGCAAGAATTAAAACTTACTGAAATTAAAGCTACACAGAAACTTAAAGAAGATCAAATTGCGGGTAAAGTTGCATGGGAGCAAAGTGCAGTTGATCAAATGAAAGGAAGCTGGAAAGATGAGGTAGCATTAATTGTTTTATTACTTCCAGCCGTTCTAGTCTTCACGCCTTTACAAGAACATGTGCACAAAGGTTTTATTGCTTTACAAGACCTTCCGTCGTATTATCACAATTTGTTATATATTGCGATTTCTGCGAGCTTTGGCATTAAGGCGGGATCTAGTGCAATAGGATTATTTAAAAAGAAGTAATGAGTTACGAAGATCTATCAAACTCAGTGAAATTAAGTGAAGGCTTTAAAAATAAAATTTATCAAGATACTGAAGGGTTTGACACAATAGGCTGGGGCCATAAAGTTGTCCAAGGAGATCCGTTTGAACCGGGAGTAGAATATACAGAAGATGATTTACAAGCAGTATTTGATAAAGATTTAAGTAGAGCTGTAGCTCAGATGAAACAATTATTAATAGAGAATGGCATTGATGAAGTGCCTGAACAAGCTCAACACGTCTTAACTGAGATGTGCTTTCAACTTGGTAAAACAGGTGTTGCTAAGTTTAAGAATATGTGGAAATGCCTGCAGGAAGACAATTTTATCGGCGCAAGTTATGAGATGCTGGATTCCAGGTGGAATAAACAAACACCAAATCGATGCAAAAAATTGTCTGATAAAATGAAATCATGCGGTTAGAAAATTTTTTTACAGCTTACAAAAAACAATTAATTGATAGACAAAAGGCGGTTGAAGAGTCTATAACCAGTGGACTGTGTAAAGATTGGTCAGATTACAAATATTTGACGGGTAAGAATGCAGCATTAAAAAACGAGATACAGGAACTCACGGACCTGCTAAAGAAAACGGAGCTAGAAGATGACGACTAAACCAAAACTTATTGTCCCAAAACACATATGGGATGGTAAAGCAGCTGAAAAAGCAAAAAGCGAATTAGAAAAAGTGCCAGAGCCTTGTGGATACAAAATAGTTTTATTTCCATTAAAATTAGATAACAAAACTTCATCTGGAATTCATTTAACAGATCAAACTGTTGAGGAATCACAGATTTCAACAAATATTTGTAAAGTTTTAAAAGTAGGTAGCGATTGCTATCTAGACAAAACAAAGTTTCCTAGTGGTCCTTTTTGTAAAGCTGATGACTGGGTTATCATTGCCAAGTACGCAGGTGCTAGAATTAAAATTGATGGCGGTGAACTACGTATTGTCAATGATGACGAAATAATGGCAAAGGTCAGAGATCCAAGAGATATCTTACCACGTAACTTACTATAAAATGGAGAAACCTATGCAACCACAACCAAATACTGAAAACAATAAAATGGTTCCTCTAGACACATCGGGTGAGTCTGTTGATGTCGAAATAAAAGAGGAAGAGAAAAAAGAGTCTGATGTTCAAGTAACTCAAGAAGCATCTCCTGCCGAAGAGCCAAAGAAAGAATCTAAAGAACACGACGAGTATTCTAATAAAGTTCAGACTAGAATAAATGATTTAACAAAAAGATGGAGAGAAGAGGAGAGAAAAGCGGAAGCTGCTTTACAATATGCTAAATCTGTAAAAGCAGAAAATGATAATCTCAAAACTCAAAAAGATACATTAGATCAATCCTATATTGAAGAGTTTAAGAATAGAGCTGCTGCTGAAGAAAAACAGCTGCAAAATCAATTACAAGAAGCTTTGCAGGCTCAAGACTTTAAAAAGCAAGCAGAACTGCAAGCAAAACTTACTGATGCTGTTTTACAAAGACAAAGAGCAGAAATGACTCTTAGAAACAAACAAGCAGAAGCAGAAAAGCCTGTAGAAGAAAAACCAGCACCCAATTTTCAAGCTGAACAACCTCAACCAAATCCTGCTGTAGAACCTAGTGAAAAAGCAAAAGCCTGGGTAGCAAAAAACAAATGGTTTGGTAATGGCTCTGAAGATCAGCATGATTTAATTAAAACTATGGCCACTTATGGAATTCACAGACAATTAGTCTTAGAAGGTTACAACAGTGAGTCAGATGATTACTATAATGAAATTGATGCTAGACTTAATGCAAGATTTAATGATAATAGTAATATAACAACTAATTCAAGCAACAGGCCCGCTCA